ATGCAGCTTCAACAGATGACTAGAGAGCTTGAAGTCTCTTTAATAGAAACAGAACATCAGCTTAGTCAGCAGATTGAAGCTGGAGAGATTGTTCCTGAAAGAATGCAGCTTGAGATGGAAAAAGCGCAGATGGAAGGACAGCAACAGCTTGAAGAGGCTAAAGCTCAAATAGAACAACAGTTAGCTGCTTATCAACCGCCACAAGTTGAAGAAATAAATTATGGTGTATTAATTGAACAGGGATTAATTGAGATAGCTAATATAACAAAGCAAGAGGTCAGGATGTGTGTTGTTATGGGTGATACTTATCTTTACGGTAGAACACTCCCTCTTGAACATTACCCTATTATCCCCTTTTGTAATATACACACAAGAACACCCTACCCTGTAAGTGATGTCAGGCTTGTTAAAGGGATTCAGGAATATATCAATAAGACAAGGTCGCTTATTATAGCTCATGCTACTACTTCAACCAATATGAAAGTGCTAGTGCCTGCTGGTTCTGTTGATATTAAAGAATTTGAAGAGAAATGGGCTCAACCTGGAGTTGCTGTAGAAGTTGACTTTGATATGGGGCAACCTGTAGTAGCTCAAACACCTCCACTACCTAATGAACTTTATAAAAATGAAGCTGATGCTAAGAATGATATTGACCATCAGCTAGGATTATACGAAATGATGATGGGTAACTCGCAAGTTGCCCCTCAAACATATAAAGCTACTATCTCTCTTGATGAGTTTGGTCAGAGAAAGATAAAATCTAAACTTGCTGATATAGAAGCCTCTTTAGCTCGTGCAGCTAAAGTAGCTATACCGTTAATGCAGCAGTTAATAACAACTGAAAAGATTTTTCAGGTAGTTCAGCCAAATAACTCTTTGAGCGAATATGTTATTAATAAGAAATTGGTGGATGATAAAACTGGCGAGATTAGTATCTTTAATGATATTACAGTTGGGAAATATGATGTTATTCCTGTATCGGGGGCTGTATTACCGTCTAACAGGTATGCGGAACTTGAATTTTATACTGATGCTTATTCAAAAGGTCTTATTGACCGTCAAGAAGTTCTTAAAAAGACAGAAGTCTTCGATATGGAAGGCGTTATGGAAAGAACGGATGAAATAATGCAGTTACAACAAGCCCTAGAGTCTGCACAAGAAGAAATTAAGAAACTTTCTGGTGATTTGCAGACTAGAGATAGAGAAAGCGTTAATCTTCGCAAGAAGGTTGAGGTTGAGAAATTTAAGTCTTCTTTAGATAAGACTAAAAGTAAAGCACAAGCAGCTAGCACGGTTTTCGAGAAACGTCTTGATGACCAGCTTTCCCTTGTGAAATCGGAAATAATGAATGCAATTAAAGATGAGCGTACTCTTGAAAAAGACCGCTCTAAAGGAAAGAATAAATGACAGAACAAGATACCTCTGCACAGCAGAGCTCTGATGACATTTCGATAGATTCAGTTTTCGGAATACAGCAGACCGAAGAATCACAAGAAGGACTTACTCCTTCTGATGTTCTAGGCTCTGAACAAACAAAACAGGTAAATACAGGTGAAGAAGCCTCTAATGCTCCTACACAGCAGGAATATCAAGCTAAAAATGATGCTAAACGTTTCGAGTATTGGCAGTCAAAAGCTACTAAGCTCGAGAATGAAATGAAGTCCTTGCAACAACATCAACAGATGCAACAGCAACAGCTTCAGCAACAGCAGATGCAACAGCAAGCCCCTGTGCAACAAGAGCAAGAAGAAGAGTTTCCTCCACCCCCTGAAAAACCAGTCAAACCTCGTGGATTCTCAAGAGAAGAAGCTTGGAATGACCCAACGAGTGAAAGTGCTCGTTATATGGACTCACTTGACGATTGGCAAGAAGAAAGTGAACAGTACAGAGATTTAAGAAGTCAGTATGAAACAGCCAGGCTTTCTGAACAGATACAAGAGACTGAAAGGCGTAGAGTAGAAGATATTCAACGTCAACAGGCTTATCATGTTCAGCAACAGCAAGTTTCAGAAGCTAAGAATCTTCTTACTGGTCATTATGGTATG